AAGCCTTCTGCGATGGATAGACCCCGAATCTCCCCGCATATTGCGCGATACTCTGCGAAATCTTTCATTGTGCCTTCGCTTACGGCATGAGCAAGCTGGGCTTGTTTCTCATTAATACGTTCTTTGACGATTGCCAGTGTCTTGTCCACTGATTACTCCTTGGGTTTAGGGTTTTGCATAGGGCGTGCTGCTTCCCTACGATCCTTGGATGCTTGTAGTCCAAGTCGAACTCCTTCGGCTTCCATCTTGGAGTCAAGCTCCTGCTGGGCATAAGTAGTTTTAGCAGCCACCTGTAACCCTGCGATCAACTGCTGTGCCTCAATCCGCTCCCGCTCAATCTGAGATTTTTCCCCTTGTGCGGCAGCATCCAGTTGCAGCTTCTGCTCCTTGATAGCAACTTCGCGCTCCTTAAGCTCCAGTTCTTTCTGCTGCATCTGAACAATCGGATCTTGTGCGGCTTGCTGCGCCTGCTGTTGTGCAGCCTCGGCTTGATCCTTCTGTAACAACTTACCTGCCGCCATCGCCATCATGCGGCTAATCTCAACTTCCATTTCTTCTGGGATGGTGTCACCAGCTTCATAATCAGGAATATCCAAAGGCACGCCCAACTGCTCTTCGATCTGTTTGCGGTACTCGAACGCAACGTGTTCAGCAATATGAGCTTGCATTGCCGCCATAATCGTCGAAGCTTGCGGGTTCTGCCCAACTAGCTGCGCAATCTTCGGGTCTTGCATTGCCGCCATGTGCACTTGAATATGAGCTTCATGATCCTGATACAAGAACGCCTTGACCGGTGCCATGTTCAGAACCGCCATGTTTTCCGAGACCGGGTCTTTTGGTTTCTGGCTTTCCGAAGCAGGAATAAGTTTAGGGATGTTCTTAATACCTAAGACTTCCAACATCTGCTTGTTCAGCTCAACCATGTCATATATCTGTGGGTTCTGCTGTGCCATCTGCATGACCGCTTGATACTGCACAACCTTCTGGCTCATGGTTGCAGCGTTCGGATCACTGACCGGGATCACGTCCACCATCTCGTAGTCTTGCTGACGTGCGCGACGACTACCTTCAACTGGCTCGTAGCTGTACTCGGTCGGGGCATAAGCCGCGATGATGCTCTTCAGAAGCTTGAACTCCTGTTTCATCGCAAAGTGAATCCGGGCCTGAACAGCCGACATCACTTTTAGTTGACGCTCTAATAGTGCTAACGTCGTTCCAACAGGGGCCTGTGCCGACATATCCGACACCTGAAGATCAGCGGCGGACGCAAAACGACGGCCCTCATCCACGATCTGATCCATCAAAAGCTTGAGAACCTGACTTGGTTCTTTGTACGGCAGAGGCAAAATGTTGTCGCGTATGGTGCCCGACGCCACATCCACATCACGGAACTCCCCCGGAGCGATAGGTGTATCGTCTCCTTTAGTGCGCATACCCTTGGACTTCAACCCACCCGGCAAGTTTGCCAATGTGCCCGCATCAACCAACTGACGCAGGATAGAAGTGCCACTCTTAGCGTACGCACCGATCAAGTGGATCAGGCCAAAGTAGTAGAAGCCAAAGCCGGGGATGTAACCGTAGTGAACGAAGTGAGTGCGCTTCTGTTTAGTCTCGTCATCCGGCTCATAGTTGCGGCGAATAGATAAGACCGTACCGGTACCCTTCTCGATAGTGACGATGTAAGGCAACGCTATACCGCTCTCGTCCTCATACCCTTCAAGATTCAGGTCAACCTGCATCTCTAGCAGCTTGTAGCGGTCGTCAGTTGTAGCGCGGAAGCCCATTTTCTCCGCGATCTTCTTCTCGACATCATCTAATGTATTAGTGGGGGTACCAAGCTCAACATCACGGTAGAAACCGCCCACCATGAGTTTCTTTAGCTCGTTCTCAGTCTTACGCATCACATGTGTTACACGCGGCGCGGTTTGCAAATGCTCTGAGCCGTACGGCACCACCACATCTTCAGCCGGGACGAAGATAGAAACCTGACGCTCTAGCGACGGGTCGTAGTACACCTTCTTAAACGCATTACCTGATAGCCCCAAACCCCACAGCATGCGCTCATGCTCGCTGCGATATTCAGTCATCACTTCCGTGAGCTGGTAGTTCATGTCATTCTGAACCCTCTCAGCGGCTTCCTTATTCTTAGTGGTCTCTTTTCCAATGATCTGCGTCTTAACCGGACCACTCGCCGGGAATGTCGCCATGATTGTCTCGGATTGGAACTTAACCAGAGCTTCAGATAAAAGGGGATGGTAAACACCACAAGCTCCTTCCCACGGCTCACTGCGTTCTTCGATCTTCATACCCAACAGCTCAAGGCCGTCTACGTATGTCTGCATCCAGTCTTTACGACTACCTACGTCATCGTCAAAGTCACCTAGCAAGTCTCCTGCTAATGTCTCCAACACATCTTCACTGAGTTCTTCCGCCAAGTTAATGTTGAAGTCGTCGTTCTCTTTCTTACCCGGCTCGATCTCAATCTCCAGCCCACCCATGCCAATAGTCACTGACTCGGGGTCCTCGATCTCAATCTCTATGAGCGGCTCATCCATTACGCCTGCGTCCATATCGCCAAGCCCTAGCGGGGCGCGATTTAGTGCTTTATCAATAGCCATGATCAATCCTCATAAAATCCGTAAGCCCAGCACACAGCCGAGATGCGAACACCTTTAGTTACAGGGGCAACCCGGTGCATTGTGGTTGAATCAAACACGATGATGTCGCCTTTGTTTTTTAGGGCGTTATCCATCGTATCTTTAAGCTCAAGTTGCCCGCCTTCAAACTCGGACGGGTCATTTAACAGCATACATAGCGATACGCGTCGTTGCTTCCCATCTACGGGCGGAAGCACGTCGTGATGCCACCAGTAGTGGTCCGTAGTCTCATACTTCAAAATCTGCGGAACGTCAAAGCCGCAAATTGACTTGCTCCACTGTGTTCTACTGTTGGCGTCAATCATGTAGTTTTTACAGACCGAGCCAAGCGGAGACATTAAGTGTTCCGGCAAAATCTTAACCCTGCGAAGTCTTGTAGATTCCGCGCCAGATTCATCCCGTGTTGTGCCGGTCCCAGCGTGCGACCAGTCCAGACTCTTGACGACATAGTCACAAAAGTCAGGCGGCATAGCCCGCTCGTAGTACAGATAACTAGATTTAATCATTAGTAATATGGCCTTTTACGCCTGAATTCCGGTATCTCATCCGGCTCATCCAACACTGACCGGATGTAGCCACCTTTGCGGAACCGCATCAGCGCCAGCGATACGGAGTCCACGTAGTCATCATGATCCCCAGCGGGGAAGCTTGCCACCTCGTCGATTACTTCTTCAGCCCAATGTGTGTTGGGTGCCCACACCCGCCCTGACGCAAACAGGTCGGACACCGCATTTAGTCGGCTGATCTTGTCGTTACCCCTTACCGGTGTGTACTCCTGTACAGGAATACCCATTGCCCTCATCTCGTAGATGAGCGGGGCCCCTGACGCCTTTTTCTCCACAATGATGGAGTCTGGGTCCCATTCTTTGCATTGCTCGATTGCTTTCTTCTTAAGCGAAGGAAACTCAAGACGGTCTCTGAAAGCATTGAGGAGGATAATATTAGCTTGAATAACACCGGCATCGTCCTCCTGATAAAAAACACCCCACGTAGTACAGGCTGAATAGTCCGAGCGGTTGGTCTTCTCGAACGCCGTATCCCAACTCTGTAGGACAAACTCACAGTGCGGGGGTGTGTCGTCCTCCCAAAGCTGCCACCAGTCCCGTTTGACGATAGCTGATGTCTCAGATGTCGGGTTCTGCTGGTACTGAGCCATCCATTTGGCGTTCGGAAGTTCAGCTCTTAGCGCCTGTAGCTCTTTTTTAGACCAAAACTGAGGCCAAAGCGGCTCTCCCGAGTCAAATAACGCCGGAAACTCGATCACTTCCCAGTCTTCACCACCTCTCTGGGCTGCGGACTTCAATACTTGACCCGTTAAGTCCTTCTTTGACCACCGAGTCATCACAATCACGATAGATCCGCCCGGCTGGAGACGCTGACGAGGGCCAGATGTGTACCACTCGTACGTTTTATCGTAAATCTCGGGGTTTACCTCAGCCAGAGCGGCTTCCTGTTCACTGTGCGGGTCGTCAATGATGAGCAAATCAGCGCCTTTACCGGTAACAGCACCACCGACGCCAATAGCAAAGTAATCACCAGCGTAATTTGTAGCCCAACGACCAGCGGCTTTCGAGTCTGCTTGTAGCGCAACATCTGGAAACAAGTCCTTATAACGGTCAGAGTCCACTAAGTTACGTACTTTTCGACCAAACCCCACCGCCAATTCAGCAGTATGCGAAGTCTGGATCACCTTCTTGGAAGGAAACTTGCCCAAAAACCAGCTCGGCAACAGATATGAGGCGAATTCTGACTTCGTATGCCGTGGTGGCATGTTGATGATGAGCCGTTTGGTCTTTCCCTCAACCACCCGCTCAAACGCTCGCGCCATTTTCTCGTGGTGCCTGCCATGAATGAAGTTGGGCCAGACATACTTGACGTACTCCATGAAGTTATTCTTAGCAACTTCTTGTGCTTTGGCCCGCCTAGCCTCGGCAATTAGGGTACCTACCTTCTGTTGAACAGCCGGTGGTAATGTTGGCAATATAGCTTGCGCCCTACGAAGCAGTTCCGGGTCCATCCGAGGGGTCCTCTTCGTTTGACAACTCAGCATCTACGTCAATATCACCAATACTCTTAGGCACTTCTTCAAACGCGACCTCTTCAACACCTCCAGCGTACAGCTCCAAGGTCTTCACGAGATCTGTCTCAATATCTTTTACGGTGCGGTGCGTGATGCTTATATCAATTCGCTCAGAGAATAACCCAACTCCAGCAATCCGCCCTAAGTTTTCCAGTGCCTTCATGCGCTGGCGGGGGTCAGGATCAGCAGACTCAACAATCAACTTGTTGGTCACGTAGTTACGAAGCCGACGTGAAACGTCTAGTACTTCTTGATCCCACTCGTTCAGGATTGCTTCTAGGTTCAGGATGGTGCCCGGCGTCAACTGCTTTGCCGGAGGAAGTTTTTTGTTGGAGAAGATGCGGTGAGATTCCGCCTTGT